GGGGTCTATCGTGTGAACACAGGACTGTTTTTCTGGTTATTCAATGAATAATTCAACAAAACATTATCGGGGCTCAGGTCCCAAACATCATCACTCCCTCGGGAGGAAAGATGTTAAATCAAACGCCCGAGCGGCTATGAAAGATCTAAGAGCTGAGACTTATGAGTCCAACTTTGATGATGAGATACTCTATGAGAGTGAGAGCGATGACGAGAATGTAACCGGTCTTACCAGAAGAACTGAACCATTTGGGCCCGTTAAGAAGCATGATGAGAATCTGCCGATTGCGAAGCCATATAAAGGAAAAGCTGTCTACAAGGTTTGTGAGGGTTATGTGAGACGTGAAGCTTGCCATATACCATCGCTATATTTGGAAGCTATGGAGAGAGTTTTCCGGGATCCGCGCTTTGAACAGCTGCGTTTCTCAGAGAGAAACAGGAATCGTATCATGCGCATTGCAATGGCACCTGATAAGAGGCGTAATGTTGGCAACTTTTTAAGTATGTCACCCATTTGCGACTCCGGGGTGCTCAGAGTGATGATGTCACGTGTTATCCAAGGACCATACTCCCATCCTGGCCAGGACCCCATCAACTGGGGAATCTCTGGACCTATTGGAGATATGCGATCCTTGTTTGATGACTTGGAGGCTATGTATGTTGAACTGACCGGCAACCTCAAGAGTTCGGAGCGTAGGGCGTTGAAACGCCTCGAGAAACGCGCTGAAGTTGAGATGGTTAGCCTTAACCGAGTACCAGAGGATCTCGAACCTGGTGCGGGCATAAGCGGTCGGTTCGCTCCACCACCCGCGAGAGAAGAGGAGCCCCTGTGGGATGTGAAATCATATGGGAGAACTCCGTTCGCCTCATCCCTCCCTGCCATTCCATTGAATGATGATGTTGCCTCCAACCCTTATGGAAGCCTATACTCTCTCACTCAACCCGGGAGTTGTGATTACGCTCTGAGGCGCTCTGTCATCAGAGAAGAGATTACCAACAGTCCTCATGGCTTCAGGTGCGATCTGACTATCGATCGTAGAGATTACCCGAGCAAGTTAGTTTGTTACGGAGAAGCGAGGAATTCAATCAAGTCAGCTAGATTCGAATGTGCTCAGGCACTACTCCGATCAGCTGAACTGGTGATTTTCGTGCGCCCATTCCACTTTTGTGTCTCACCAGGGTACTACGATTATGTCAATGATGTGACAGCAGTTAACACTCATATTGTGTACTCCAGCCTCAACGGCGCGGCTGGTGAGGTCACTAATGAGAACTGCCACGATGAGTGGAGCTCTGCCAGTGAGAAGATTGAATCTTGGAGGGCCAAACTTCCTATGTTCGATACATTTTGCACTGGGCCAAAGGGGATGGCTATGTGCTTTAGGAGTCCTGTCACCCTTCCAGACGGCACTACCGTTGCCCCGAAGTGTCCATTACCTACCGGTATTCAGGTTGTTACCTTGGCTAAGTCTTTCTTTGGAATTGAATTAGGCTTTGAGGTTATTCCTGGTGATCTCACTTTGGAGCCCACACCAGCCCGGTTGTCGTGCGACTTCTGTGATTGGCCAGTGTGGACCGATGTTGAGGTTTATGCAGTGTGGGATACGTACCCTGGCGCTCCTGGACATAATCTCTATGTTTTGAGTGTAGTCTTGGAGTTGCCCAACATCTCTGCCTTTGAGTATGAGCTCACAGACATTGAGGATGTCCCCACAATGTTGCGCCTCAATGGCGGTGGACCTAAATCTGCTATGAAGAAGCTAGTCATGAGCATGGATGATATAAAGAAAGAAAACCAGCGTTCAAACAGCAGAAGTGGTACACCAACCAGAAAGAGACCAGTGATCCCAAAGAACCTTCAGAAGGTGATTAAGAAGACACTAGTCTCAAGTGGTCGTGGTCTTGGTGGTGCTGCAGGTGGTATGGTAGGTTTGTCTGGTGCTGGTAAGGCTGTAGGTGGTCAACTCGCTAAGAAATTCTCCAGACTCATTGGCAGCGGAGATTACTCAGCGCCTACAGGTGTCACTGGTGGCGAATCTGCCATCAACAGTGTCATCCATGGCAAGCCATCTTCCACAGCGTCTTTTGGTCCGGGAGATATGACGTTGGCTCACAGGGAGTACTGCTTTGACTTATTGTCGCAGACTCCAGGAGCCATATCGTTCACTACCATCAATTGGAATCCAAACAGCGCTTTCTGTCCTTGGTTGTCAAAGTTGAGCACCTCGTATGAGAGGGTGGAAGTACATGGTTTAGTGATAGAGACAGTGTCTCTCACTGCACCGTTTAGTACAGCTGGAAACTTAGGTTCTTATGGATTTACATCCGAACAGAACGTTTCTGCGCCAACCTTCACTAGTAAGAGTCAGTTTGAGAATTCGAGCAATGCTATTAGTGCACGATTAGATCAGAACATCATGTATGGTGTGGAATGCAAAGGTCTACCCTTCACCACTTATTACGTGGCTGGACCCAACACTACCAACACCCCTAGTAATCTTGTGTATCCTTTCAACATCCAGTATTTCCTCTCACCTAGTGCCTCCGTTGCCTCAGGAACTGCAGTTGCTGAGTTGTGGCAGTCCTATAACTTGACGTTCCGCAACCCCATTGTTCAAGGAAGCACAACCGCGACAGGGGGTTCGTACTCAGAATGCAGTCTTCAGTATCAGATCGTGCCCGCTGGCACTTACAGCATCAGTAGCGCTCGTGTTGATAGTGCCGTGTCTGCTCAGGTGCCAATAAACACACCAACTTTGGTTGACATTACTGCACCTGGCACAAGTCTCGAGCTGGCCACAGTCAACTCGTGGTCAGGTTCAACTCTCCCTGTCGGTCTCTATTTCTTCGAACAGATAATGACGATCTCGAGCAGTCTTAACGTCCCAACTGCGATGAACTCTCAGGTCTGCACAAATTTGGCGACTCAGAGTAGGTATGTTGGTGGACAGCAAATTGACGTTTTGAGCACCACAAATTCTTGGGTTGGAGTAGCAGATACCGTCACACCCGGAGCAGGAAATTATGAGTACCGCTTTAGAGGTGTTCTCCAGGTAGTAGGTTCTAATCCTACCCTGCGTATCAACTATTGCTATAACCTAGCAGCTACAACTGCCCTGACGATTAGATGCGAGACATCTCTCATGGCATTGCCCGCTGGTTACAACAGGTTCTCTTAGGGAGGTGGGGCTTATTTGGAAATTAGCCCCCCTCCCTACATTTTTGATAAGTGTGGGGTTAGGAAGGACCATCTTGGTGAGCTGAATTTTGTGGCAGTCGGCTCATCTTGCCTGAGGCTTTGTGTGTGTGTGGGAGATATAAACAAAAAGAAAAAGAAAAACAAAAACAAAAATAATGTGGTGTTGTATGTGCGTGCGTTGAGCGCTCTTTTGACAATGGTGATGCTGTGGCTGGTGTCATCTTTGAACGGGGTTAATGGTGACTGGACAAATAGAAATGATTGTAAGGATGTTTCCCGTCGTGAAGAGAATTACAGTTCCCTAAATGGTTCAAACGGTGAGTGGACCGGAAAAGACTGTGTGAAGGGAAACAAAGGCGGAGCGGCTGCAGATAATAAGAAGTATCTCGACCTCCTCGCTAACAAGAAAGCCAAGACTGTCCGCTTTGAGAAGCCTTTGACCTTGAAAGACCATGCCCACTCTTGGGATGGCAGAGAGGAATCTTTCCCAATGGATGTTAAGGTTAAGATGGCCACTATGACACCAGTGGCAGCCGCCAACTACAAGAAGCAATTCTTGGATCTGCACCTCCAGAAGGTGACAGATGATGAGTTTGGATTAGCACCTGAGGATAGAGATAACTTCTTTGACCCTGACGAGATTGTTAGGCTTGATGAGGATACCCATGGTGGTAAGGGATCAATCACGTTTTCCACTCATGAAGTGACTGGAGTAGCTGAAGGCATAAAATCAATTGTTGAGCGTGACGCTCCGTTGATCTTTGCTGACACTGTCCTCGCTGGAATGAGAGCAGGAGAATATCGCGCAGGAACAGTCATCGGTGGGCTTCACTCTATTAACGAGGAGGAGCGCCTGCTTCGCATGCGATCTGGTGTGAAATGTGATCAAGACATCCGAATTTCCGGTGCTAGTGAAGGAGTTAGTGGTAAGGTGAACTCTGATAAAACTCTTGACTCTGCTGAGACTAATCTCGCAGGTTTTAGAGCTGGTGAGTATAAAGCTGGAATCATAGCTGGTACCTTGACTGGTATTGCAGATGAGGAAACGCTTATGCGGATGAGGGCTGGTGTTAAAGTCGACGCTGCAAATGCAGAGTCCACTCAGAATACCCTCAATGCCGCTGCCTTAGACACACACCATGTCCAGAACCTCATTCAACAGACCAGGGATAGATTGAATTGGGAGTCCAGGAAGCTAGCAATCGATGAGGAAGCGCGTATGCGCGTGAAACTCGATTTTGATATCGCCAATGAAAACAGGCGTCACGCTTTGGCGAGTCAGCAATCCCGCAATCTCCACATGAGATCAAAGGTCGAATTGACTCGAGATCTTGAGGTCGACTACAATGAGGATAAGAGAAAGTTGCTAACTGCTCACATAGTGAATCAGATCCTAGGTGAGCAAAGTGCAGCCTCTGACCCTCAGGTCATTCAAGCAAAGATCGATAAAGTCGAGTGTGAGCTTCAGGTTGCAAGAGCGACTAAAGAAGCCCAGGAGGAGCTTGCAGCAATTGAGTTCAAGATACGTAGTATCCGTGAGAGTGGCAAGGACAAGCAGAAGTGCAACATCCCTATCAACGCTCGTGGTTATGAAGAAATTCTTGATTATGCTGATAGGTTTCCTGACTTCTTTGCTAGATATGGTATACCAGACACCGGTAAGTACTGTAAGGTGAATAGAGACATCAAGGATGCTGGGGGTGATAAAGCTATGATATATGGCTGCCCTCTTTATATTGGTGTGAAATACACTCGCCGTGAACGTACTGGTTGGATGAGACACTTTGCCCGTGGACTTCTTACTCCATGGAAGAGTGTCGTCGAGAATCGTGAGTTTAGAGTTGGTCATACCAACTCACTCATGAGTGCCATGGGATGGAATGAGCGTTGGGGTGCGCCTGAGCTCGCTGTTCGGAATGAGATTAGAGCCGGTATAGATATGAACTGGAGGAGAGACATGGATATTAATAACTCCAAGTCTATCCTCGCAAGTTACAAGATACTTGGTTTCGAGTCATCCTTTATTAGGGATATGTTGACGAACTCTGATGATTGGGCTAGGAAACAGGCTTGGACACACACGTGCAAGGTCTTGTTTCACCCTATCTTGTATAGAGCCGTGTTCACTAAGGCTATGGGCTTGGCAGTTGATCAAATTCTAACTGATGCCACGCTCCGAGAGTTTAAGGACACATGGGGTGTTATGATTGAGGAAACAGTGTATGTAGACACTATAACCTTAGCAATTCAGCACGCCAGTATGCTCAGACACATTCAGAAACAAGCGATGCCACTCAACGATCGTGTCAAGCCAGAGGACGCATAGGACGTCCGATATCGCAATAGGGCGCTGATCAACGCTGGAATCCGGAGGAGATACTGTTTGGACTCAGTATCTACCAATCCAGTTCATGGTGTTGTCAACGACTTTAGCGGGTGGAGCTTGAACGATAAGAATGGGAGACGTAAGAAGTTTAGGAAACAGTTGGGTGTGTTGCCGTTTACACGTGGCGATGCAATCGAATTGGAGGGAAAACGGAAGTACCATACCTTGGGAGGTCCGACATTCTACTCCAAGAGCTCAGTAGTTTATGGAGAAAGTGTCGTGAACTTAGGTAAGGCTGTAAATAGGCTCGACGCAGCTCGCCCAAATGAGGAAGAGCTGCGTAAGGCCAATCAGAATATCGCACCCCTTAAGGGTAGAAGATTGAGGAGATACCTGGATAGTTACTACCGAAAAATAAAGAGTGGGTTGTATCCAGGTTTGATGTCATTGCGTGATTTTTTGACGGAGGTTATCTATAATGCTCTTGACCCAACGCACCCGAAGTATTATCTCCGGTTGCGTTCGTGCAGAGAGTTGTTGTGTAATGTTAATGTTATGGAATCGTTGTTCACACTGGAAGTGACAGTTAAGCTAAAAATACCTGAGACCGCAAAGGCCGGTAAAGATGGTAGAGTGATAGGCGACTTTAGTTGTCCTGGCTCGCTTCTGGCACCATTCTTAGTTAGCCACCTTAAGGAGGCTTTCTCGGAGAGGATTGAACACGATGGTTGCGTCATCCGTTTTTGTAAATCAACGGACGTTAAGGTCCTTGAGGAGATGATGCAAGAGATGCTTGATAGCACATGTAATTACTTTATCTTTTATTCAGATGATATGTGTTGTAAACTAATAACACCGGACGGTGAAAAACTGTTCAACCTCGATATTTCCGCTTGTGATAGATCGAACACCTTGCCAGTGTTTGAGAGATTACGGTGGTTTTACGAGGGTACGGGTTGGGATGATCTGATAGATCGAGCTTGCAAACAATGCGAGCTACCCGTTTATATTAAAAATCCCGAAGTCAAGGGAGAGTGGATAACAGCAAACACAGATTTGCCAAGAGAGTTCTCAGGAACTATCTTGACGACTGTGTTGAATAATATAGCTGCTTCCGCGATCTGCCTTTCTATAAATAGGTCATTACAAACAGGCGATTGGCATGGTAGTAATGGTCATAATATTTCCAAGTGTGCTGCTGCCGTTGGTTACATTGTGACTGCTCAAGACTGTGAATCGGAAGCTGACATTCAGTTTCTTAAGAACTCGTTCTGGCGTGATGATGATGGAAAGGTGCATAGCTTCTTAAACGTAGGAGCTCAGATTCGCAATTTTGGATCTTGCTGGATGGACTACCCTTATAGTAAAAGGGATGAGAGTCTAGAGTCTGTAGTGAGGTTCAGAAATTGGGCTGTACTTAAAGGTTACGTGAATAGTGGTGATAATGCTTTGTTGAGAGCACTCCGGGAATCTCCGGGCTGCAATCTGGTAGGAAGGAAGTCCCCTTCCAACAAAACACAAACCACAATTTTGAATCACGTCGATAATGAGAACAGACATAAGTCCGCATCCCTCCCTGGGTGTAGGATTCCAGTCCCTGACTGGGCGATACTGAAAAGGTACAAATTGACTGTACAAGAATGGGATGAGCTTTGCTCTTTCACCCGCAAAAGTGATGTAGGATACATCATATGTTGCACCGCAGTGGCCAAAGTCCTACACTGTGATTACGGGTACTCGTTGGATT